CCTCAAGGCGCTGGAGTCACGATGACGCCACGCCAGATTGACGGACGAATTGAGCGTCTGGATTCGCACTCCGCCCAGTTGGATGAGGTGCGCTCCGATGTGGACAGAATCAAAGGAGGACTAGTGGTCATTGGTGCGCTGTTATTCAGCGTGCTGATCCCACTACTCGCATCGCTGCTCTCTAAGTGAGGCGGCTTGCGTTCCCACTGCTGGGGATTATCTTCAGCACGCTCATCTTCCTGCCCATCGTGCGCGCTGAGGATGCGCCGCAGCAGGGTGTGACGATGACGATCTACCCAGAGATGCCGTGGCCGTTCGAGCCGTGGGTCACTCCACCGGCAAGCGAGCCATGCTACTCCGCCGTAGTACCTAACATTGACTTTGACTGGGGCGGCGCACCTGCTGCAGAGGGCTGCCCTCACAACTTCTTTCTTGTCCACTTCAACGGCTGGCTGACGGTGCCAGAGAGCGGCCAGTGGGAGTTCCTCAACTGGAGCGACGATGGCTGGCGGATGACGCTAGATGGCGTGCTGACCATTGACGACTGGAACTTCCACGGCTGTGGCGGTCACTGGTCTGGACCCAATGAGGGCTACTCGCAGCTCGTCGCAGGTCAGTCCTACGCGCTTGACATCTGGATGTTTGAGTGGGGTGGCGGCGCGTGTGCGCGCCTCTGGTACGGCGCACCAACGCTCGGCTACGGCGTCGTACCGGCTGAGTGGCTGACTACGAGCGCGCTCCCAGCACCCACTTCAACACCGTCACCAGAGCCAAGCCCAGAGCCATCTGTTGAGCCAACGCCAGAACCAAGTCCATCAGAAAGTCCATCGCCAGAGCCTACCCCAACCCCAACAGAAAGTGAGACGCCAAGTGTTGAACCAACCCCAGAGCCGTCACCGATTGCCACACCCCAGCCGTCGCCGACGGCCAAGCCGTCGCCAGTTCCTACTCCGACAGTCACCCCTACTCCTACTCCCACTCCTCTACCTACTCCTGAACCATCGGTAGAGCCGTCACCAACGCCTGAACCGAGCGTGGAGCCAACACCAACACCTGAGCCTTCACCAGATAACATTGCGGAAGAAGCAGCAGCGGTAGTCGGTGAGACGATTGCGGCAGTAAGCGAAGCAGTGGGAGAGGCGGCAGCCGCAGTCGCGGAGACCGTCACGCAGGCTGTAGAAGCCATTGCCAATCTCGGCAAGGATTTATCTCCAGTCGAGAAGCAGAAGGCTGCGCCAGTCGCCGTCGCCATCGTCATTAGCCAGGTAGCGAGCGCGGCCGTCGCCGCCGCATCGAATGCCGCTAGTGCAGCTTCTGCGAGCGCAGCGAGAAAGGCAAGCAAGTGATCAAGCGGATTATCGTTGACCTAGTAGGCGGAGCCTGGACAATCCTAGGCTTGCTCTTTGCTGTCGTTGTTCTGCCAGAGGGCGACACGCAGTCCACAATGGCGACGCTGTTCGGTGGGCTGACAATCATCTGGCTACTCACTGGACCACTTAGGTGGATGGAGGAGTAATGAAGTACAAGGTCAAGTCGCAACTCTACGCTGACGCAGAGGCACAACTCAAAGGCGCGAAGCAGGTCCTAGATGACTGCACCTGGTCATCCTGTGCGGCCGCCGTCTCGTGGGCTTCTGGCTACACCGTGGACTACACCGCCGCCCAAGGCGTCGCCGCATTCGAGAAGGCGACAGGGCGCAAGGACAAGCAGGGCATCTCTGACGCTGGCGGCTCGCTGAAGGAAGCCGCGCAGACCATCGCCGTACTCGGCGGCAGAGCGCGCTATGCGAAGTCGTGGGAGGACGCAGTCGCAGCCGCCAAGGCTGGCGCGGCGCTGATGGTCTGGGTGCAGCAGCCAATCGGCTACCCAGCAGGCGTACCGGTCAGCAAGTGGCACGACGGCTGGCGCAGGTACTGGACCAAGACTGACCCTAAGAAGATTACCGACGGCTACGGCCATATGACCTCTGCTGGCTATGACGATGTTGACGGCTGGCAGTGGGCGTGTCCGACGCGTGACGAGAAGGTCGCCGCCGAGAAGTTCGGCGTGCCAGTCACAGAGGCGCAGCTCCGCCAGATTGCGAACAGCAAGGTGAAGGCGAAGAAGGTTCCAGTCGACTACAAGTGCCTGCTCATCGTCACGCACCCAGGCAAGGTCGCGGCTCCAGCGCCAGTCGCAGCGCCAGTCGTGGCGCCAGCGCCTGTGGTAGCGCCAGCGAGTGCCCCTGTACCTGCTCCTACAATCGCCGTAGAGGCACCTAAGAGCCACGCAGAGCCGCGAAAGGTAGCGCAGGCTACTAAGACACCACCTAGCGCGGTGCAGGCACAACTGGACCAAATTGGTAAGGCTGATTGGGGCGCTATCGCCGCTGACGGTCTCGCTGTTCTCAACGCGGCAGCCGCCGCTACAGGAAAGGAAAAGGGTATGAATCGCATCTTTGCCGGACTAAAGTACATCGCCGCCAACACCCAGATTGATGAGATTGCTCTCGACTTCGTCAAGACCTTCCTCACCGTGAGCATCTCGGTGGCGCTCGGTCTCGGCATTCCGCTGCTCGATATCCAGGGCGGCGACTTCCGCACTATTGTCTCGGCTGGTCTCGCCTCAGGGCTGGGCATCGTGGTCAAGGCGCTTGACCGTGATAACAGCGCCTACGGTCTTACTCACAAGTAAATCGTGCCGAAGCCATTCGGCAACTGCTCTGTCTGCGAGATGGTCGCCAGAGTCTGGGAGATTGAGTCACTGGGCGAGCTGCTCTGTGGGGTCTGCCTGAGGCTCTTGGTGGCCGTCAGCCTTGAGGACTTATCGCAGCCGTCCTAGACGGCTTCCCCTAGGTGGTCCCTCCTCCACCTAGGGGCTATCCACCCTGCATAAAAAATAGCCGCGCAACAGGGTTGACAGCCCCAAACCGTTGACCCTATACTGACCTTGTCAGGAGGAAACCAGCCATTCGGCTGGACTGACAAGGAGGTCAAGATGACAAACGCAGTTGAGGCACTCAAGGCAAAGATTGCCAAGCAGGACGAGCATATTGCGCGAATGATTGCGCACAATCCAAATCAGCCAAGCATCAAGGCAGCCGTCAAGATTGCTGATATGTATCGCGCTGAGTTGGCAAAGATTCAGGCGGCACGCTAATGCGCGCCGCGATTCTTGACGGTATCGGCTACGCGATCTTCATCGCGTGCGTCATCATCGTGCTAGTCGTAGGAGGGTCATTGTGAAAGTCAACCGTAAGACCACGCCCAAGATGGTCGTGCGTCCGCACTTCGATTCAGAGTTTCAGCGTCTAGAGCGAGAGGCGCACAACCGCGAGCGCTTCAGCTTCACCGTCGCCGTAATGGCGTTCTGGGTACTGGCCGTGTTGGTCTTCCAGTTGGTGAACCGATGAGGTGCGCCTACTGCAAGTCACCGATCAAGACAAAGTCCACACAGAAGCGTGACCAGATTTGCGGCGTCTGCTGGGCGCTGCTCATCCAGATTGCCAAGAGCCAGCCTGTATTTGGGAGGACACAATGAGCAAGCGCTTTGAGTTTGTATCCGCACCGCAGCGGAGTCCAGAGTGGTTTGAGATGCGGAAGGGCGGCATCACCGCCACCGGCATTACGGCCATCAACGGCTCGTCGCCGTACAAGACCGCATATCGCCTCTGGGCGGAGTTGACAGGTCAGGTCAGTGAGCAGGAAGTCGGACCAGCCGCGCAGCGCGGTCAACTGCTAGAGCAGGCGGTCGCCGATTACTACACCGCCGAGACTGGCAAGAAGCTGCGGAAGTCCAACGGCATCGTGCGCCTGAAGGAGCACCCTTGGGCAATGGCGTCACTCGACCGCACCATCGTGGGCGACACGACTGGACTCGTAGAAATCAAGACCTCAACGAGCAGCCGCTGGCAGTTGTACCCAGTGCCGCCTGAATATGTTGACCAGGTGCAGTGGCAGATGTTCATCACAGGGGCTGAGTACTGCGATGTCGCAGTCCTGCTCTCAGGCTTGGTGTTCCGCATTGAGCGAGTAGAGGCTGACCCTGTCTACCAGACGCAACTGTTCGACAAGGCCGTCCTGTTCCGCGAGTTGGTGCAGTCCAAGACTCCGCCACCGCTGACCGGCAACGACAGCGACACGCTCGCTGAAGTCAAGCCGCAGAGCAGCAACTCCTACGCCGTGGCGAATCCGCAGCTGGACCACATTGCGCGCCTCTACATTGAAGCGAAGGCAGAGGCAGAGGCTGCCGACACCGCGCTGAAGGAGATGGCGATTGCCATCAAGGAAGCCATCGCAGACGGCGAAGGCGTGAAGGGTCAAGGGTGGCTTGCCACCTGGAAGACCAACAAGAGCAGCATCAAGGTGGACTGGGAGAGCATTGCGGATGTTCTGCGAACGGTCGCGCCAGACACCTACGGCGAAGCAGTCAAGCGCTTCACCACTGAGAAGCCAGGGGCGCGAGTATTCCGAGTCTTTGGGAAGGAGGACTAGGGTGATTGAGGTACTCATTACTCCTGCGCTCATCGTCAGGGCTGAGGAGATGTACGCCGCAGCGCGCTCAACGGCGCGGCTGCGATTCCGTCAGGAGAAGGCGACTGGCAATACGACCTGGACAGGGTGTGTTGGTCAGGCCGTCTTTGAGGCGGCAGTCCTAGAGCGGAAGATGCCCCTCAAGTTCATCAACGCCACGACGCACGACTACGAAGTGTGCGGCTTGAAGGTCGATGTCAAGACCAAGGCGTGGAGCCGACCGGCAGGTGGCGATGTTGAGGTCAGCGTCTTTGACTACATCCGAGACCACCAAACGGTGGACTACTACGCCTTCGTTCACTTGCAGCTCGCACCTGGAGAGGACCGAAATGGACCACCGAGTCCAACGCGGTTCCAGCGCGCGTGGCTGCTCGGAGTGATGGATAAGAGCCAGTATCTCTATCTGGCAAACGAAGTGAAGGAGGGAACCGTATTCGAGAGCGGACACATTGCAAAGGCGAGTTCATTGAATCTGGTAGCGGACAAACTGCTACCTGTAGAAACTATTGGAGGGTCTGAGAATGAGTAAGCAAATCGCAGCGGCACTGGCCGCACCATTTACCGGCACTGACTTGAAGCAGCGCCCAGGGCGCGGTGGGATGACCTTTACCTACGCAGATGCGCGAGCCGTAGCTCAGCGCCTAGACGATGTTCTGGGGTTGGCTGGCTGGCAGTTTGAGGTCAAGGTCGCTGACGCGCAGCGCTTTGTCGTACACGGCACCTTGGTCGCCGTGATTGATGGCGTGACCACCGTCCGACAGGACTTTGGCTACCCAAATAGCGCGCAGGATGACGAGCCGCTCAAGTCCGCAGCCAGTGACGCTCTGCGCCGCTGCGCTGCTCAGATTGGGGTGGGGCGGTCTCTTTATGCGTCAGGCACAGGAGCGAGCCTCTCCGTGGCTCCTAGACCCCTCTCCGTTGATTCTGTGAGGGTATCTCAGCCGTCGGTTTCTACGAGTGATGTGGCCGTAGCAGCCGCAATGCTCTTCGCTGAGGGCGAATGCCCTGACCACCGCACCGCTTGGTCGTTCAAGCCAGCAGGGGTCAGCAAGGCTGGCAAGCCGTACAACGCGTTCTACGCGTGCAGCGGCAAGTCGAATGGCACCTTCTGCCAGCGGAAGCCGAGCATCGCCTGGGTGAACGCCCAGACAGCGCCAAGCGGCGAGCCTGAGCGCACCGATACGAGCGACCTGGAGTCCCTGCCGTTCTAGTTTGAGCGGCACTATCTACGGCTGGGAGAGACTGGCGACCTCCACCTCTCCCAGCCACTAACACAAGGAGGACTAGATGGTTTGGTTCAAGTGGGTAGCAAACGCACATCGAGATGCGGAGATCTCGGCGCTGACTGACACGCAGTTCCGCGCGTTCATCACGATCATCGGTGAGGTGAAGCTGCTCCGCTCCGGCGGAGTGTTCAAGAACCGACAGCACCTCAAGACCGTCATCGGCGCACGCCTGTTTAGGGGTGTGGAAGGATTGTTGAAAAGTGGTCTCCTGACAGAATCTGGAGACGGTGTCATTGCCGTCTCAAACTATTCTCGATATCAAGTCGACCCCACCTCGACCTCTCGTGGACAAAAGTACCGAGCACGAAAAGAGGGTGGGTTGACGGATAGAGAAAGAGAAAGAGAGAGAGAAGAGAATAGAACCCCTATATCCCCTAAGCGCTCTGGCTCTGGACGGCTCACGCCGCTAGGAGAAATCCTTGGAGTGAAGCGCTAATGAGGGTACGAGTGGAGAACCCTTCAGCTCGGACACTTTTGCAGAGAGAGCGACGAGCCAAGGAGACTCCAGAGGAGCGAGCATTGAGGGTGTTGAAGTACACGCTGTACAACCATCGGATGACGGTGGAGCAGTACACGGCCTTACGGTTGGCACAGGCAGACCGGTGCGGAGCGTGCAGGGAGCCGCTCCTCTTCGGTGAGCCTAGGGCGGTGACGGTCGACCACGACCCACGCTGCTGCCAGTACGAAGGGCTCGGTACGCGGAGGACCAAGGGAATGCCTATCTCGTGTGGCAAGTGCGTCAGGGCGCTGCTCTGCGGACCCTGCAACCGAGCCGTTGGATTCTTGGAGCGCTATCCACAGCGCGTCTATCAGTGGATTGAATATGTCAGGAGGGTGAACCGATGAGTCAACTACTCGTTGGAGACTGCGTTGAGAAGATGAAAACGCTTGAGGCGAATAGCGTTGATGCCATCGTCACCGATCCGCCTTACGGCCTTGAGTTTATGGGCAAGGCGTGGGATGGCTTCGGCACACCGCTCGGCTTCCAGACTTGGAGCGAGCAGTGGGCGCGTGAGGCATATCGAGTACTGAAGCCAGGTGGACACCTGCTCGCCTTCGGCGGCACGCGGATGTATCACCGGCTCGCAGCTGGTATTGAGGATGCTGGCTTTGAGATCCGCGACACGCTGATGTGGCTCTACGGCTCAGGCTTTCCAAAGAGCCTTGATGTAAGCAAGGCGATTGACAAAGCCGCTGGGGCGGAGCGTCCTGCGTGTGGCCCTACAAGACCTGGGGCGCAGCAGATATCAACTGGTAAATACAAGGCTTGGGGAACTGGGATTACACCAACTGTTGCTGCAACTGAAGCAGGAAAGAAGTGGCAAGGCTGGGGAACCGCACTGAAGCCAGCCGTTGAGCCAATCGTTCTGGCACGCAAGCCGCTGATCGGCACTGTTGCTGAGAATGTGCTGACCCACGGCACTGGAGCGCTGAACATTGACGCAAGCAGGATTGGGACGGATGACACGCGCAGCAAGTCCAGTCCGACGGCGCTCGGAAAGATGAACGACGATGGCTGGGAAGCCAAGCCAGTGATTGCAGGTTCTGCCTCAGGTCGCTGGCCAGCCAACATCTTGCTTGATGAGAAAGCCGCTGCAATGCTTGATGAGCAGAGCGGCGAGCGACCAGGTGGCAACTATCCTGAGCAGCGCGGCGCTGGAAGGGCTACGGCTTTCGGCAAAGGTAAGCCAACGGAGGGTGGCGCTCATAAAATGGGCGACAGCGGCGGCGCTTCACGCTTCTTCTATGTTGCAAAGGCTGGACGCGCAGAGCGCAACAAGGGGCTTGAGCGCAACATCCACCCAACCGTCAAGCCGGTTGACCTGATGCGCTATCTCATCAGGCTGGTCACGCCGAAGGGAGGAACGGTGCTTGACCCCTTCTTGGGTTCAGGCACGACTGCCGTAGCAGCCATTGAGGAGGGCGTAAACTGGATTGGTTGCGAACGAGAGCCAGAATATGTTGCGATCATTGAGGCGAGAATCGCCGCAGCGCAACCTGGAATGGGATTGAATCTAGAGGAGGACGCAAAGTGAACATCGCATTCGTAGGGCCACAGGGGTCAGGGAAGTCAACGCTCGCGGCAATGTTGGAGCAGCGCCGCGTCCATCCGTACACGGTGCTGCCGATTGCGGAGGCTATCCGCAGCGTGGCGACACTCGGCTACGGAGAGGACTTTGACAAGAGCAAGCACTACAGCCAGCGTCGGATGGGGCTGGACATTGAGGTCTCTGGCCGCGAGATTCTCCAAGACATTGGCGCGCAGCTGCGTGACCTAGACGCATCGTTCTGGATCAAGGCGTGGCACGCCGAGTACCTGAAGATCAAAACCGCCAGCCGGCTCGTCGCCGTAGACGATGTGCGGCTTCCGCTAGAGGCGCACTACCTGCGCCACCACATCCCAGGCATCGTGATTGTCAGGGTCCACGCGACGGCGGAGGCTCGGACACAGCGGCGTGGGGTGCTCCAAGGGGTCAGCGATGTGACCGAGTTCGGCTACCTTCAGACCGAGTACGACCTGCAAATCGACACGACAGACTTGACAGCCGAGGACTCCTACGCAATCCTTCGGAAGCATATGGTGAATAACGGTCTTTGGCAGTCATCTATGCAGGAGGAATCGTGAGCGTATTGCTGAACGAGCTAGAGACGCGCGCGGCGCAGCTCGGCTACCACTTTGACGGCGTCGTGCAAGTTGGTGACCCTGCCGTCTGGACAGTGGTGCTGGTGGATTCGCAAGGGTCTGAACTGACATTCCAAGCAGACAGCATCCCTGCGGCCGTAGAACTTGCCACTGACCGAATGACCTTTCTCTCAGGGATGATTGACCTGTGAGCGCCTTTGACTATCTCGGAGCGACGCTGATTGTTATCAACACCGCGCTCTTTCTCGTGGTGTTCGCGAGTGTTCCGATAAGCGTAAAGCGTGGCGTCGGTGTTGCGCCATCGTTCATCTATCTGCTCACCACCGCAGCGACCGTGGTCTGGATGTGGAGGGCATTGCAATGGCAGGCGTAAAGACCAAGCGCGCAGGCGCAGCGAAGCCGCCGGTATGGACAGTCACCGACTGCACCGAGTGCGGCAAGGTCATTGACTACACCGACCCTAAGCGGCAGGTGTTCCCAGGTCAGCGCGTACTCGTCATCTCCTTTGGCGCTGAGCGCGGCCGTCGGTACCACTGGCGGCACAAGGCGTGCGTCAAGTGAGTGGACTAGAAATCCTCACGCCAGAGTTGGATGAGGGGATTCACTGCGTACAGGAAGGCGCAGACGCGTGGTGCTATGACCCAAAGATTGGACGGCAGTTCGCAAAGCTCAGCATTCGCTATGCCGATGCCATCGCGCCAGAGGGCTGGTTCTTCCTCAACGAGCACATCTTCAATCGCCGCACCATCATTGACCTCATCAAAGCTGGACACCTAGAGGTGAGCGAGTCAGTATTCACCTTGTCCGACGGCGGACAGGCACGACTAGGAAGGTTGGTACGCAAATGAGCAAGATGAGCGACCTAGACATTGACCAACAAAACGCAGAGAAGGCGAAGCGCGGCAAGCGCGCACGCAACAAGGGCAACTCATTCGAGCGAGAGGTCGCCGAGAAGATTGGCGGCATCCGCGTGGGCCAGTACGGTGGCAAGACCGATGTGCAGTCCGACTGGATTGCCATCCAATGCAAGGTGGGCAATGGCTCCTACTCAGAGCGCTACGACGGCTGGCTCCGGTCGGTGAAGGGCAACGCCACGCAAATCTCTGCGCTCGTCGTAGGCGACGCCCCTGGACCTGGCACCAAGCGCCGCACAATGGTGGTGCTCGACTTTGAGGACTTCTGCGCGCTAATGGGGACAGAGAGATAACAGCGCTCCTGCTGGCACTCACGCTGCTGACCGGCAGCGGAGGTCCAGACCTGACGCCAAGCGGCGTGCCGACACACGGTGTCGCCACCTGGTACGGCACGCGCTGTCCCAACGGCGTGACCAACTTTGGGCGCGTAGATGCCTGTACGCCCTATCTGCCAAAGGCTCAAGGTGGCCGTGGCGGTGAGCTTGTCTGGTATGCCGCCGTGGCAAGTTTCTCTTACTATGCGAAACCGTATAGAGTACGCGTCTGTAGGAACGACCAGCCGACGAAATGCGTCGTAGTCTGGGTGAGGGATGAGTGCGCCGGAGGGTGCAGGAGGGACTTGAAAAAGCCGTGGACAAGCAAGAGCAGAGCAATCGACCTAAGCCCAGCCGCGTTCTCTCAACTCGCGCCGCTCGGCAGAGGCGTACTCCAAGTGCGAATCGAGGAGTATCCGCCGAGCAGCGAGAGTTTCAGCAAGCCTGTGCGGCGTGGTCTGTAAAGCTCGGCGTCAAACTCAACGCGCTGTTCAACCTGATGCCGCAATACGGCAAGACCGTTCACTGGGCGCGAGAGCGCTACTACGGCGGAACCTTTGTCACCGACGCTGATATCTTCTGGGTCAAGACGCGCATTGAGGACCAGCCAGATGATTCCCTGCTCGCAAAGCTACACCGCTACACCGCTGCGGTGGACTTGATGTGCCGAGTCTGTGCAGGCGACGAAACCAGAACGCCTACCTGCTGGGACCAGACCTGCCCACTCCGCTCCGTCTCGCCACTTCCACTCAGGGATTGAGCGTGATGCGCTACGCTTTGTCGGCGACGGCGCGACCTTTTGGTGTGCTGCCGTCACTCGCCCTGCCGGTGGAGTCCTCCCATCGGCAGGGTCTAACCTGGGGCAGCGTAGACGCTCGCACGACCATCACGGCTATTGCCGGTCAGCGAGGAACGAGTGGTGCGAGTCCACTCCTGCTCCACCACTACTGGAGGACAAATGGCTAAGCAGGACAAGTTCACGGTTCTCAGGGGATGGATTGCCGATGCACAGGTGCTGCTCGGCGTTGACTCGTGGGAAGTCACCATCGTTGAGGCCGCATCCGATGTTGACGCCTGGGCAGACATTGACACACTCATCCCATACGCGTGGGTGATCAGTCACTCGGTGGCATAAAGCGCACATCCGATCATCTCTCTCATATAGCCGAGTAGGTGAGATCTTGCTCGATCCTCCAGTCATACGATGCTTCCGTTTGATCTTGCCCCATTTGCGTTGCGCTGCGTAGTTGTGCCTCAAGCACGGCGAGCACAGGGTAGCCGATTCAAATCGCTGAAACTCCTGTCCGCACTGATTGCAAATCCTTGGCAATAGCCAGCGCAGCCGTGTCCAAATCATCTGACGCAATGAATAGCGCTGATGACGATGATCCCTGCATAAACCAATCCGCTGACCTGTTCCGCATTCACGACATCCTTTCGGAATACGAGAGCATTCGCCGACTCGGATTGGTGGCCATTTAGCCTTTGCAAGCGGAGCCTTTGGTCTTGGCTGGCAACTGCGTTTGCAATAGCGCAACTCACCGTCATACCGGCGTTTGCGATATTGCACGACAGGAGCGCCACAGGCTAAGCACGGCTCGGTTGGGAAGTTAGGTCGATTGGCAAGCAGCCATTCGTTAGTCCACTTGATGCGTCTGACATATCCGCAGCCAGACTTGTGGAACCACTTGCGCGGATCGGTAGTCTGAAACTCCACGCCGCAGCCTTTGCAGCTGCGAGTCTCTAGCGGTATAGCCTTGAACGCCATCTTGCCTCCTGATCAGGCTTGGTGCAGGGAGAATCAGGCTCCCTGCTTCTTGATGGTATCACGGTCACGCTTGGCGAAGCCCTTGCCCTTGAAGTGCACAGGCGTGGCAATCAGTTGCAGGATCATCCAAGGTCCGCACTCGCAGCGCGGTCGGACTGGCTCGTAGCTCACTTGCAGTCTCTGCTCAATGCGCTGGCAGGTCGGACACTTGAACTCATACAGCGGCATTCGGTACCCAATCCTTCCCAGCCCAATGGGGCTTGCCTGCTTTGCGGTCTTGCGTGCGGCGGCAGTATGAGCACTCACCGCAGGTCGGAGCGTCCGGCACGATATCGCGCTTGCACTGGTTGCAGTACAGGACGCGAGCACACGCGCGGCGCTTACCCAGCCCACGGATGTCTCCAGGCTTACAGAGGTGTTCAATCACTTCTTGGCTCGGCGTGCGGCGCGATTGACAGGCTCAGGCTTATTGCCAAACAGCGCGCTCATCTTCTGGAAGAGCGGCTCCCACTTCTCTGCGTAGACCTTGTCTGCGTCGTACTCCTCCATCGTGGCGGCTAGTGCGTGGCGATTGACGGAGCCACTCTTGGTCAGTCGGTAGTTGGACTCAAGCGCATCAAAGATGCTCAGCACATTTGGAATCTTGCTGAATGCTTCGTGGAAGTCTTCCCAGTGCAACTGGCCATCAACGACCTGACCGTACAGACGCACCAACTCTGGCTGCGCGGTGTGGTCGGTGACGATGACTGGAGTGCCTACGGCCTGCGCCTCAATGACAGGGAGACCGAAGCCCTCTGAGCGTGAGGCTAGGAGCAGCACATCCGACGAGCGCATCAAGCGAGCCACCATCTCCGCCGGTACGCCAGCGCGCATCTGGACGGAGTTGACCCAGCGGATGCGGTCCTCTGGCGCGTTGAGCGCCTTCAGCAGAGGGATGAGGTTGATGCCGTCCATATGGCCCCACTTGTCGGTGTGCAGGTAGAGGTAGGCGTCCTCGTGCGATGCAGCGAACATCGTCCACGCGTGGAGCATCTCAGGGAACGACTTGCGCTTCCCCTTATTCATCGCGGTGATGATGGTCAGGTGTGCGTCCTCTGGTACGCGGAGCAAGTCTCGGACTGGCTCGACATCGGCATTCCAGATAGAGCGGTCAATGGCGTGAGGGATGTAGGTCAAGCGGTCTCGTGGAACGCCAGCCTCTAAGAGCAACTGCTCGCCGTTCTTGCTCATTGCCACGATGTACTTGTTCCCACCCTTGATGCACCACTCCGCCACGCGGCGTGGCACAGGCGAGTGGTCCACTGGTACCCAGCAGACGAGCGGCAGCTCGTGCCAGCCATCGGCGACGCCAGTCCACACATCGAACAGGGTTAGACCGAAGCCACCAGTGCGAGCAGCCAAGGCGATGTTCTCTGGCCCTGAGTCGTTGGCGTACTTCAGCAGACCCTCTGCGTAAATCTTGATGCCGTTCCACTCCATATTCACAGGAGCGCCGTAGTTGGCAGCCACGGTGAAGTCGTGACCTGCCGCGAGTGCGCGCAGTCCGAGCTGCGCGATTTGCGTGCCATAGCCGGTCGGTGCCATTGGCGTGTTAGAGACTGCGACAATCTTTGCCATTGTGTCCTCCTACTTGTGTTTGGTCACCTTGCCGTGACAGGTCCTGCAGAGCGTCCTCAGCATATAGGTCGGCACGATAAGTGCGCCACCCTCAGCCAGTGGAACGAGATGGTCGGCGGTGAGTGGGTTACTTGGGTTGTTATCCCTCTGGCCGCACAGTTCACAGAAGGGTACCTCTTTGCGCTTCTGGATCGAGAGCCGTCGCCAGTCTGCCGTTCGATAGGGCGATGGTCCACGGTTGCGCGCCCACTCTGTCGCCTTACGCGGTCCACAGACATTGCAGCGGTCACCGTAGGTGGTGAGCACGCCACAGGTCAGGCAGGGGCGCTGCGTGCGCTTCACGCCTTGGGGAAGTTAGGGAGGCTCAGGTAGGGAGCGATGATGCGAGCGAGATGCTCGGTGGCGCGCTCCTCTGCGTCCTCTAGTTGCGGCTCTAGGACAGCCCACGCCAACTTGCCGAGTGACTCCTCCATCGTCTCGGTGACACGCGCATAGCGAGCGAGCACAAGGTGCAGCAGCTCGTGCGTCAGGATGAGGCGCTGTTTCTCTGGCGTCTGCGTCCAGAAGTCGTGGCTCACGCGAAGGTCAGCGGTTGGCTGTTGGGCGTGTGCGTCAATGTCTGCCCAGGCGTCAACATCGGATGCGGCCTCAACGATGGTGACTTCCCACGAGTCAACGCCAAGCAGCACCTGTGCGTCGGCTACCCATCCCCTGAGTACGGTGAACTTGTCCTGCGCCTTAGCCATTTGCCCTCCTGTAGTGGTGGAGCAGGAGTGGAGTTGCACCACTCGTTCCTTGCTGACCGGCAATAGCCGTGATGGTCGTGCAAGCGTCTACGCTGCCCCAAGTTAGACCCTGCCGATGGGAGGACTCCACCGGCAGGGCGAGTGACGGCAGCACACCAAAAGGTCGCGCCGTCGCCGATAAAGCGTAGCGCATCATCCTAAGATCCTGAGTGGGAGCGGCGACACAGGTCGCAGTGGGCAGGTGCCATCCCAGCAGGTCGGAGTCTTCTCCTCATCGCCAGCGCAGACGCGGCACATCAGATCTACAGCAGCTGCGTAGCGCTGCAACTTCGCGGAGTATTCAATCTCGGTCTCATCGTTGACGCGAGCATTGATCCAGTAGAGATCCGCGTCAGTGACGAAGGTACCGCCGTAGTAGCGCTCTCGCGCCCAGTGGATGCTCTTCCCAAACTGCGGCATCAAGTTGAAGAGTGCGTTGAGTTTGACTTCGAGCTTCACCGACCAAGCGGCACAAGCCTGCTGGAACTCTCGCTGCTCTTTGGTAGTTCCCTGATGGTTACCGCCAGCACTCCTCTGCCGAGCGGCGCGAGTTGAGAGAACGCGGCTGGGCTTAGGTCGATGGCTCGGCTCTGACTTGTCCACGGTCGTTTGAGATCCCTCCTACAAAGACCGGCGCACTCATCCCTGACCACGACGGTCACACAGCGAGTCGGCTGGTCCTTCCTACAGACGCGGAGTGTATACGGTTTGGCGTAGTAAGAGAAGGAGGCAACAGCGGCGTACCAGACCCTCTCTCCGCCACGGCCGCCTTGTGCCTTGGTGAGGTACGGAGTGCAGGTATCCACGCGCCCAAAGTTGGTCACGCCCTTAGGGCAGTGCGCGCCGTACCAGGTGGCGACACCCTGTGTCGGCACGCCGTGTGGCGTAAGGTCTGGTCCAGTGCTGCCGGTGAGCAGCGCCAGAGCCAGCAGGAGCGCTGTCAGCTGCGCGGTCCTAGTAGGTCGACGAAGTCCTCAAAGTCAAGGACGATCATCGTGCGACGGCGTGTGCCAGGTCCAGGTGCGTCGCCTACAACCAGTGCGCTGATCTGCGTGGCGTTGCCCTTCACTGAGCGAAGCCAGCCGTCGTAGCGCTCTGAGTAGGAGCCATTGCCCACCTTGCACTGGATGGCAATCCAATCAGACTGCACATCGGTCTTGCCGCCGAACTGGCCAACGCGAATGCCGCCGATCTTCTCGGCGACCTCTCGCTCGAATGAGTTGCCCTTGTTGCGTGCGCGCTTGCCGCGCTTCGCCTTCTCTTTGTTCTTCTCGTCAATGTCTAGGTCGCTCATCTTGCTCACTTGACTACCAGCCTTCCTAGCCGTGCGTATCCGCCATCGGACAGGGTGAACACAGACTGTTGGAGTTCTAGGTGTCCAGCCTTGTACAAGTCTGCAATGGTCGCGCGGTTGAAGATGTGTTCGTTGAGGAAGAACCAGCCGTCCGGCGCTACCGCGTCGGTGTAGCGGATGCTCAACTTGGCGAACTGCCGACCGATCTTGGGGTCATAGCACCAAGCATCAGCGCCCTCTTGTACGCAACGGATACCCTCATCCAGTTCAGGAGTGAGGATCTCGATGTGGATCATTTCACACACGCCTTGTGCCGCCACTCAAGGCGACGGCCATTCGCGTCGATCATTACCACACGCTGA